CTTGGATCGTTAATTAAATTGTTAGCACTAAAGTTCCCAGATATTACTGAACCTATAACACTTCCAATATCTATATTTAAAAGTGACTGACTTGGTGGAGTAAAGATTACATTAAATCTATTTGCTTTTGCAAGACCACCTTTTTTACTTATTAACGATTTTAAATTATCAATACTTGACATTAGCTTCTCGCGATTTTAAGACTTTCATTCCAAATAGAAGCCTTACTTTTCTTTTTAAATTGTTCTACTGGTAAAAAGATTGCAATTTCCCAATCTGTCATTGGTACTCTACTAAATTGAGATACCACATGTTTACCTAAATAGTGTTTAAAACACGGTTTAAATTCTTTATATTTTCTTACACCTTGTAAAAGATCATACCTTAATTTAACTAGTCGCGTGGTATCCTTTACATTTTTTGGAGCTAAACTCATTAATTCATCTAAGAATCGTGCTCTGACTCCATAATTTAAATAGTGTAGGTTTAATCCATAAAATCCACCAGGAGCGGAATCAACCATAATTGTTAAAGGAAACCTATCGTAATATGGTAAAGTTTCCTTATGTTTTGGATCATAGAAATACATATACATATTACCTGCAATGTTTCTACTTGTTCGATCTAATGCATCGTCCTTTAACAAAGCCTTTCTTGCTGGCATAACTAATTCCTGTGCCTTCTTTTGAAACCACTTCTGTGAATCCTTTGTACGTGCTTTTACACCAGCCCTTTGAGCTCCAGCTTGTAGTGTATCAAATAAACTTGCCATACTGTTATTTATATAGTATTAGAGTATCTTTATGCCTAAATTTTTTAAAGTTTCTTCTGTCCATACTTGAAACTTCCATCCTTTGTATTCAGCAAAATCATTTGCTGCTTCCCATTTAGATATATTTTTAGCATATGTAGTTACTTCATTAATATATTTTTTTGTTTTACGACTACGGTTTTTAGGTGGTTGGGTTTGATTTTTAGGTTTTATTTCTATAAGATATGTTTTTTTATCTTCCATTTGAATTAAAAGATCAACAAAATATCTATGTAATCTATTATCGGTCTTACATTTATATGGTATAACAACTTCTTCTGAATTCCACATCTTTACTTTTGGATTGTTTTCACACCATTTAAATGCTTGCCTTTCCCATAATGATCGATAGACAACCTTACTTGGATTGCCCGCGTATTTTTCTGGTCGCTTTAATTTGTATTTCCCTTGATAACTCATATAAATAACTCTATAGTTTATTTTATTTATATAGGTTAAGTATGACAACAAAAGTATTTCCAAGAGCTCTTAGGACAGCAGGTGAAGGAGCGGGCCTCCCAAGTATAAGATTTTCAATTAAAAAATCATTACCCTCAGCTGAATTTGAGTCGGTTCAATTATATATGCCATCAGGTTTACAATTTACAGATGGTGCTAATTATAATGGAGTTAATTTAGGTGTTATTAATGCAGCAAATAAAATGAGAAATGTTTCTGCAGAAGATATAAAATCAGAAGTTGGCAAAAAATTTTTAAGTACTGAAGAAGGAGTTGTAACAGGTTTAAAAATACTTGATAAAATTGGTGTTGATCAAAACTTATTAGCAGCTCAAGCATTACAACAAGGTGTAGCTTTTAATCCAGCAACTGCCCTTGCATTTGAAAATGTTAACCTAAGACAATTTTCATTTGCCTTTACCCTTGTTCCGGAATCAGAAAAAGAATCAAAAGATATTAGAGATATTGAAAATTTCTTTAGGAAATATTTATATCCAGAAGTTCAAGGGTTTATATCGAGATATCCACCAACATTTGAAATTAAATTTTACGATCCGATAGCCGATGATGAAATAGAAGAAAGCGTTTATATGCCAATGATTCATGATTGTTATATAGCTGGTGTTGATGTACAAATTAATCCAGAAGGAAATAGTTTTCATAAAGCATCAAATGGTTTTGCACCAACATCTACTCAAATGACATTGACATTTGCAGAAGGTCGTATGTTATCTCGACATGATATATATAACGAAGATAATTTACAATATAATTATGATCGCCCTAATTCCTCAGCCGAGGTTGCAGTAACACCGAAAGGAGAATAACATGAGCTTTTTTAAACAATTTCCAAAAGTAGAATATGACTTCAATCGTACAGGTGTTATGCAGAATATGGTTGATATGTTTCGATCAGTTAGACCATTACCTTCTTTTTTAGACAATTATTCAGCATATAAGTTTTATGAGATTAAAAATGGCGAAAGACCTGATATTGTATCACAAAGATTATATGGTACTTCACAATATTATTGGACATTCTTTGTTATTAATGATTTCTTACATGATGGTATGCGATCATGGCCGTTGAGTCAAGAGGATTTATTTACATATATTGAAAAAGAATACGAAGGATATGCTATAGAAACAAATCCTGTGATTGTGCGTGATACAGATGGTCTTATTACTGACCATAGAAATAGTTTATCAGGTAGATTTCAATTAGGAGAAACAGTTACTGGTGCAACAAGTGGTGCATCTGGTACATTAAAAATTAAAAATGCAGATTTATCTCAATTGGTAATACAACATGTTACAGGCGGAGCCTTTATTGGAAGTGCACTAGGTCAGGCAACAACTGAGTTAGTGGTAGGACAAACATCAGGCGATTCTGTTTCTACATATAATGTATATCCATATGCAGAAGCTCCATACTATTATTATAGAACTGATGATAGTGATAAAAAACCTGTAACAAATTTAAATCATATTGTTGGTGGTGTTGATCCATTGGATCTTTCGTATGTTACCAATAGAGCTCACATCATAGAAGAAAATGATGAGCATTCAAAAATACGAATTATTGATCCAGCATATGTGGAACAATTTGTTGATCAATTTGAAGAATTAATTAATGAGTAGTAAAGGCACATCTAGGTTATTTGGTTCTACTGGCAACTCAGTCGTACCTGGTTCCTATACGCTTGATTATGTCTATCTTTATACAAATAAAGGAATTGAGCTTAACATAGAAAATCTTGTCAATAACTTTTATATTAATGAATCGCTTGATACACCTTTTTTAGATATGAATATACAAATTGTTGATGGTGCAAATCTATTAGAAGAGCATCAACTGAATGGTAATGAAAAGATTAAAATGTTAATTAAACAATCGCCTTTATCAGATAAATTAGATCCAATTAAATGGGAATTAAATCTAAGAGTATCAGAGGTATATGGTTATGTTCGTACACTACCAAGTAAACAATTTTATAATTTAAAATGTACATCGGAACATATGTATTTAAATTCTGCTAAAGTTTTACGCAGATCATTTCAAGATACAATTGGGACTCTCATTAAAAAGATATGTAGAGATATAAAAATTAAACCAAAATTTATTAATGAAAGTAGCAAAAATGTCATTAAAGGTATATATCCATCTATAAAACCAATCCAAGCTGCTAATTGGTTAATGCGTAATGCTTTTGAAGATGGTACTCCATTTTATTTTTATGAAACAGTTTTAAATGGAATTCATTTTGATTCATATAAATCATTTATAGACAAAGAAATATATAAAACATTTGATTATAAGCCACAAATAGAAAAAAGTTTAGGAAGTGACGAGTCTTTTGATGAAATATCAAAAAGGGTTCGTAAAATTACTGGGCCACTTAATATGTCTCAGTTAAGTAGTGTAAATCAAGGAGCATATAGTTCATCATTATTTACAGTTGATATTGCAACAAAAGAATTTAAAGAATCGACTTATACATATGGTAAAAATCTAAAATTAAATAAAAATCAACCATTCAATACAAATCATAAAATTTTTGATAGAGAATATAATCAGTTATATGAATCAAAGAATCATTATGTGTCTTTAAATTCAAAGGCCTTTCAACAAGGTAATTATCATACACCATTAGATCAAACGCTTTTAATAAATGAAGCATATTTAAAAAATATAAATTTTAATGTATTACAAATTACAATCCCTGGAGATTTTGAACTTGAAGTTGGATCTAAAATTAATTTAGAAGTTGTAAAGGCCACAACATCTGAACATTTAGGTGATGCTGCCTCTATGAAAGATAAATATTTATCAGGTACCTATCTTGTAAATGCAATATCTCATGTTTTTAATGAAGAATTTATACAAATGGTTGAAATAAAAAGAGATTCTTTAGGAGTAGACATTAATGCGAAATGAAGATCAATTTATAGGTGGTGAATTTAATTGGTTCACTGGTGTTGTAGAAGATATTAATGATACTGATAACTTAAATCGTGTTAAAGTAAGATGTCATGGATGGCACACAAATAATACAAGTATTTTATCTACTGATAATTTGCCTTGGGCAACTGTTATGATGCCAGTAACATCGGCTTCAATACAAGGCAATGGTGGTAATCATCATTTAGAAGTAGGTTCATGGGTTGTTGGATTTTTTAGAGATGGTCCAAGTGCACAGGATCCAATGGTAATGGGTTCCATTGCAACACAAACAAATGGTACACAAGATATACCAACCGAATCATCAGTAGATAATAAAGTGTATAAATCAAAGGCAGGCCATTTAATTGAATTAGACAATACCTCAGGGTCAGAAAAAATAAAAATTACGCATGGTACATCAAAATCATTTATAGAATTCACTGCTGCTGGTAAAATTCGTATCATATAATGGCTATTCCAAGTGTGACTCTTCCAGCATTAGAATGTCCTGATGTTTTATTACCCACTCCTGCAAATTTAGTTAACCTTTTTGGTGGATTAGCTACACAGGCCTATCGTTATCCAGACGAATTAAAAGATTTAAAAGAAAAATTAGAACAGATAGAAGAAGATATATTAGATATATACAATCCTAAATGGGAGAAGATTGATATACCAGAAAAGAAATGGGATATTATGATGACTCGTTTGGTGGCTGAATATCCTATGTATGTACAACAGAAGATCTTAGAATTAATACATACATTATTTCCTATTGATTTTAATGTTACGATATTAGGTATTTCAATTAATATAATAGAATTTTTAAAAGATCCTTCATCAATAAGGAATTCTCTTGAGTTGGAAGAGATTGATAGTATATATGACTTAATACCAGATGAATATAAAGTATGGGATAAGTTTGAAACTCCTGATTTTAAAAAAGAATCTGTTATTAACTATATACGATCCGAGGTTGCAAAGAAAATGAATCTCTTAATGCACGGTGGATTCACTGGTTTAATTGATTTATTTGATGAGATATGGTCTGCTTTAGGATTACCTTCTCTGCCCGCCTTAGAAACATTAGATCTAGAAGCTTTAGTACGTAATAAGACAAACAAAGAATTAGAATCAATATCAATCTTTGGTTATAGTTTATTAGATTTATTGGGTGGTAAATTTGATGATAATATAGAGATACTAGATTTTTCAAAAGAACGATTATTAAAGAGAGCAAGAGAGTTTGCTGAGGAATGGCAGACTTATTTAATTAAAAAATGGATGGAGAAGGTTACAAGTTTCTTTGATGCAATTGGTTTAGGAGCGTTAACTCAATGGACAACCTTTACCTTCTGCAACTTCTTAACAATCGTAGGGTTTCCTACAACAATTCAATTGCCTCCTTCAATACAAACCGTTGTTGCTACAACAAATAGCTTAACCGTTGCTGAAAGTGGCGAATAAAAGATATAAATAACTATATGGCAGGATTACTAACAGGTGATAAACAAATTTCGGGTAACTTGGAACAAGCGAGAATAGTCTCTCGTAAGAAGCCTTGGAGAGATTTAGATTTATCTTTAAAAATACATCCTATTCGTAAAGATATTATACCTTTAAAGGACGATGCAGCAATTAAGAATGCTGTCAAAAATTTATTAATCAGTAATTTTTTTGAACGACCTTTTCAGCCAACACTAGGTGCTAATTTAAGAGGTTTATTGTTTGAACCTGCAGATGCAATTACTAAATTAGATCTTAAACAAGGAATTCGCAGAGTATTAGATACTCATGAACCAAGAATTAAAGTTTTAAATATTAAAGTTCTTGATGAATCAGATAATAACTCATATAGAATTATGGTAAAATTTTTAATAAAAGAATATGATACAGCAGATAGCGTTGAAATCATATTAAGAAGGCTCAGATAACATGGCAACAAATTTAAATGTAACCGAACTTGATTTTGCAGACATTAAGCAAAATTTAAAAAACTTTCTCAAACAACAAACAGAGTTTAATGATTATGACTTTGATGGTAGTGGATTAAATGTTTTATTAGATGTATTGGCTTATAATACTCATTATAATGCATTAAATGCTCATTATTCATTAAATGAATCATTCTTAGATTCAGCACAAATTCGTGGTAATGTTGTCACAAGAGCAAAGCTCTTAGGTTATACACCACGATCTGTATTATCTCCAAGAGCTAAAGTTGACCTAGTTGTAAATGTAGCCGCTGAAGTAGGGACCAAACCTACTGTGTTAGAATTAACACGAGGCACTAAATTAAATACTGTTGTCAGTGGAGAGGAATTTCAATACGTTGTATTAGAAACTCAACAGGCAACATTAAGTGCAGTGACAGCAAATACATATCAATTTAATGATGTTACAATTGCTGAAGGATCGATTAGAGAATTAAAATATAGAGTTGATAATGATATAGAGAATCAAAAATTTCAACTCTCAGACTATGATGCCGACACATCTACATTAAGAGTTCGTGTACAGTCAAATGAAGAATCAAATTCATTCGATGTATATACAAAATTTGAATCATTAAAAGATGTTAATTCAACATCAAAGGTTTATTATTTACAAGAAAATCCAAGTGGATACTATGAAGTATTCTTTGGTGATGGTGTAACAGGATTTAAGCCTTCAAATAATAATATTGTTACAATTGATTATGTAACAACTGAAGGTAAAGAATCAAATGGTGCTAATAATTTCTCAATGGTAGATAATATTGGTGGGTTTAGTAACATTACAGTTACATTGGATACTGCAGCATCAGGTGGTGCCGACGCAGAGACAATGGAATCAATAAGATTTAATGCTCCTCTTACATTTATTTCACAAAATAGAGCCGTAACTGCTGATGATTATTCAGCGATTATTAAAAAGGAATTTAGTAATATTGATTCGATATCAACATGGGGTGGAGAAGATAATGATCCACCTGATTATGGTAAAGTCTATATTGCAATTAAACCTTTATTGGCAGAACAATTAACAACTGCAGAAAAAACAGATATTACTGGTGCTATTTTAAAAGGAAAGAATGTTGTTTCCATTACACCAGAAATTGTAGATACTAATTATACTTATTTGGAATTAGATGTAAACTTTAAATATAATCCAAACCTAACAGATAGAAGTTCAGTTGAATTACAATCAGTTGTCAGAGATACAATTACAGATTATAACTTTAATAACTTAAATAAATTTGATGGGGTATTTAGGCATTCACAATTAACAAGAGCAATCGATAACTCTGATCCATCAATTTTAAATACAATTATACGACCAAGAATGTTCCAAAATATTACTCCTGCAAATAACGCAGATAATAATTTTAGTCTTTCTTTTGTTTCTCCATTCTATCAGAGTGGCAATTCAACATCGTTTATATTAAGTTCATCTGCATTTAAAATTAATAATGTAGATCATTTCTTTGGTGATGTTCCAATTAATGGTTCAACAAACAGAACAGTTATTGTATACAAGGTAGTAAACAATGCAAATATTACCACTATTGCTAATGCAGGTATTATTGACGTTACGAAAGGAACTATTACACTCAATAATTTTAGACCAGACACAACAGCAGCAATTAAAATAACAGTATTACCAAATTCATTAGATTTAGCTCCAAAACGAGATCAGTTAATTTCTATTGATAACAATAGTGTAGTCATTACACCAGAGATTGATACCATTGCAGTTGCAGGTTCAGCTGGTAGTATTACATATAATACAACATCAAGATTTAAATAATGGCTCATAAAACTACATTAACTCCAGGCGCGATTGAAGTCGACCACGGGAGTTTAGTCGAAACAAAAGAAGATATTCGTATTGATCAGTTAATACCTTCTGAAATATTAGAAGATAAAACACAACTTACAAAATTTTTAGAAGCCTATTACACGTTCATGAATATGGACGAGTTTATATATCAAGAGACTGAAACCTTTAATGAAGTAGTATTAAACAATCAGATTCAATTCAGAATACCTGATCCAAATAACGATAATAATAGATTCTTTACAGATGAAACAGGTGCTGATTCTACTCTTGTTTTAACTGATCCAAGTGGTACAACAACCACGATAACATTAACTGATGTCAATGTAGCAATTACAAATGGTAATGAATTACCTGGCACGCTTGCAACATCAACATCTGAGATTGGTAAAACATTTACTGTTAATGGTCTCAGTGGATATAATAATTATACTGCTAAATTAACTACAATTGTTAAATACTGGGTTGGTCCTGGACCTTCTTATGTAATGAATACAATTGAAAGTGCAATGGATATTGATCGTAATGCTCAAAACTATTTAGAGTTAATGCAGAAAGAAATTGCTGCAACAATTCCAAGAGACCTAACAGTAAATAAAAGAACATTATATAAACAAATTATTGACTTCTATAAATTACGTGGTTCAGCAGATAGTATTGAAATATTTTTTAAGATACTTTTTAATGACGAAGTAGAAGTTGAATTTCCATATGATTCGGTATTAATACCGTCATCTGGTAATTGGGAAGCAAATCCTGCTCTCTCAAAGGGTGGACAATATTTAGATAATAAAGGATTCCTATCATATAACATTCGATTACAAGATAGTTTTAAATATCAGAAGTTTGCTTATTTAATTAAAACAGGTAAAAATTTAAGTGATTGGGAACTTTCATATGATCGATTAGTGCATCCAGCTGGGTTTATATACTTTGCTGAAATATTAATTTTCTTACAATTAACTGGAGCCGTTTTAACTGATGCATTAACATTAAGTAGAATGCCAGGAGTGCAACCAGGTATTATAGGACCAGAAGATATACCAGTTCTTGTTGAAATGTTTGTTTCAATGTTCTTACCACAAACAACTGCTAAGATACATAGATCAGGTACTCTTTC